ATTCAATAGTTCTTATGTTGGTGGTGACGGCGTATCGTTGATCAACACTGCTCACCCAATCGTGAGTGGATCTTTCAGCAACCAATTGACTACAGCCGCTGTTTTGTCTCAAACATCTCTCGAACAGATGTTGATTCAAATCCGTCAAGCTGTGGACAACAACGGTAAGAAAATTCGTTTGGTTCCCCGCCAATTGGTGGTGGCTCCAGGCAACATTTTCCAAGCTGAAGTGTTGTTGAAATCAGTATTGCGTACTGGAACCGCAAACAATGACTTGAACCCTGTTAAGTCAATTGGTTTGTTGGATGAAGGCGCCGCAATCTTGTCGCGTTTGACATCATCCACTGCATGGTGGGTTCAAACTGATGCGCCTGAAGGCATGAAGCTTTTGATGCGTAGACGTTTGGAGAAAACCATGGAAGGTGACTTCGAGACTGACAGTATGCGTTACAAAGCAACGGAGCGTTACATCCCAGGATGGACAGATCCCCGCGCATTGTACGGTACACCAGGCGCTTAATGCCTAGCGGGGAGGGGATAAAACCTCTCCCCATTTTTTTAATGTTGTCATACTTTTCATGGAGCAGACAAAATGCCACAATTTTCAGACGATCTATTTTTAGGCCCAGCCCAGACTTACATGGGTACGGGTATTCGCCCCTACACAACTACTGCCACTGGCGGTACAGGTAGCACATCATCAACAACTTTAACAATCACTGCACTTAACCAGGGTGCTCCAATTGTTGTGGGTATGTATGTAGACGGTTCAAGCGTAACCGACGGCACATATATCACTGCATTTGGCACTGGTAACGGTGGTGCAGGCACATATACGCTTAATCAAGCTATTAATATTGCCAACACAACTGCGTTGACATTGCATGGAAACATTGCATTTGACGATCCAGCTCCTATGGATTTGGGTATTGGTCCTTTGGGCCGTATTTATGTTTGGGATGTAATTCCCCAAGCATTGGTAGCAAATAACATTGCCGCCTCACAAACACCCGTAGCATCAGGTTCTTTGACTTTGACAGCAGGTACATCAGTTAAATCTGTTGTCCGTAATGACGGCACAACAGTATTACAAGTTGATTTGCCACGCGCAGTTAAAGTAACTACAGGTACTGCAACAGGTTCTGTATTGGCAAGTGTTATTATTGCTGGAACTGGGGGTCAAATTACTTTTACCTCTAACGCAAGCGTGTTCACTGGTCAACGCATGACTATTTCTGGCACTTTAGGTGGTACAGGTACGATTACAGGTTATACCAACCCAACGACTTATATCCTGAGTGCAGTAACAGCAACAAGCGCAACTTTGACAACAACCGCAGGTGGTGCAGTTGTTACAACAGCAGGTACACCAACTGGTTTGACCTACACTTTGGGTGCCGCACCACAGACAATTACTGTGAGTGGTTATGACTATTATGGTCAAACTATGAGTGAGGCAATTACTTCTAGCGCCGCAGTTAGTACAGCAGTAAATGGTAAAAAAGCATTTTTCCAAATTACTTCTATTACAACAAGTGGTGCAACAGGTACGGCATTAACAGTAGGTACAACAGACATTCTTGGATTGCCTGTGCGAGTGTTTAACGTAGCATATATTGCAAGCGTGAAAACCAACAGCACTTTGGCCCAGGATACTGGAACCTTTGTAGCCGCAGACACTGCAACAGCAACCACCACAACAGGTGATGTTCGTGGTACTTATGTACCAGGCACAGCATCAGACGGTATCAACCGTACAGTGATGGGAATTTTGTTACCTGGTATTGCCGTCGGTCCCAATGCTACACGCACTGGTGCTCTTGGCGTCACTCAAGCCTAATAGGAGAGACACATGGGACAATTTAAACCAATGGTAAAAATGGAAACAACTGAACCATCAGTTGAGTTAAAACTCAAAAAAGGTGGTCATGTTTCCATGAAAAAAGGTAAGAAAAGCGATAGTGGTCATCACATGATGGACGGTGGCATTATGAATGCCTTGTCTTCGCCACGTCGCTCTATGGGTATGCCTCCAACTATGATGGGCGCCGCTCCAGCACGTCCTGCCATGGCTTTGCGTCGTAAGGCTATGGCGGCAATGCCAACACCTATGATGAAAAAAGGTGGTGAGATGGAGTCCAAGCATGACCAGATGATGGAAGACAAGCGGATGTCCAGGCTTGAGGCTGAATTGAAAAAGCATGAAAAAATGCCTGCTCATTTAGCTCACAAAGGTATGGCATCAGGTGGTTCATCTGATGAGCGCATGAAAAATTTGGCAAAAGCCCGTGAGGCACTTCAAAAATGTAAAGAAGGTGGTGGTATGCATCACTTAGACAAGTGCGAAATGCATTTGGCTAAATGTGGCGGTGGTTCCATGAAGAAAATGGCCACTGGCGGTGCTACTGGCAAAAATCTTGATGCATTTGAAACCAAAACTACCGTAAAAGGCAATGTTAAGCCTTTTGAAAAAACTGAAATGCATACTGCCAAGAAAGATAGTGCTCATGGTACTGGCGGAGTCAAGGAAGGTAATGGTGGTGGTTACAAAAAAGGTGGTTCAATTAATTCTGAAACATCTTACGGTGACTACGCTACTACCAAAGTTGACCAGGCTAAGCCTGATTCAGCACACGGTACTGGTGGCGTTTCTATGTCCAATGCTGGTGGTTTTAAAAAGGGTGGAAAAGCCAAATATAAAACTGGTGGTGGAGTAGAAAAGTACGCTGTTGATAATGTTGAGGGAACTCCTAAAGGCGTGACCAATACAACAACTGGTGAAGTCAAAGAGTCCAATGGTGGTGGTTACAAGAAAGGCGGTGCTTTAAAAAAGCATTTCGCCACGGGGGGCAGTGTTAATCGCACTGGTCACGCCGTGGTAATGCCCCAAGCAAGTAAGCCCGCATCTAAAGCAACAGAAATCAATATGTTATCTGGTGTTTTTAAAAAGGGCGGTCACGTAAAAAAGTTTGATGGCGGTGGTTCAACTGGTGACAAGATCATTGATCAAGAAAACCAGAGAAGACTAAATGAATTAAATACTACCAAGTATGAAAATCAACACCCATTTAAGACAATGTTTAACAATGTTAAAGAGTTTGTAATGGGGCCGCCTACAACTCCCGCGGGGAGCGTTACCAAGACTAAAGAGTCAGTCACGGTAGCACCACAAAAAAAACGTGGTGGTAGTATCAAGCGTTAAATAAGGTGGGGGCTACGGCCCCTACTTTTTAAGGGATTATTATGGGAACTTATTCTTCTGCAACTAGACAAGGTGCGTTTGAACCATTTGAATTGCAATTGAGCCGTGGACAAGTAGACGGTCATTCTTATTTATTTCAATTTGGTCAAGCGTCTACTGTTACCACAAATCAATCTGTTTGGGCAACTACTGGAGTTTACGCATTTCCTGCGTCGGCAACAGTAATGAAAATTTCAAGCGCAAACACAAACGACACTTCTGCTGGCAGTGGCGCGCGCACAGTATTTATTTCAGGTTTAGATGCTAATTACGCACCAATTTCTGAAACAGTTATTTTGAATGGTCAAACAGCCGTTAACACAACAAACAGTTATTTGCGTATCAATGATTTTTATGTTTTGACTTGTGGTAGTGGTAACACTGCCGCAGGAATTATTTATGCTGGAACAGGCAATGTAACAACTGGTGTTCCTGCAACCATTTATTCATTGATGCCCGTTGCATACAATTCTCAAACACAGGCAATCTATACGGTTCCTGCTGGATATACGGCATACATTACCAGCTACACATTCACTTCCAATAATACAACTGCTAATACCATTTGTTCTGGGTTTTTGTATGTTTACTTGTATGGAAATAATTTTCCAACTATTGAAGCATCTGCTCGATTTAATGCTGGTAGCGTATTTGACAGGCACTTTGATTGTCCTTTGAAATTTGCTGAAAAAACCGATTTTGATATGCACGTTTCTGCTGGCGCGTCTGGTCAAATGACAGGCGAAATGCATATGATTTTGGTTAAAAATCCTGATTAATCATGCCAAGTAAATCACCTGCTCAACATCGACTGATGGAGGCCGCCGCGCATACCAAGGGTGGATATGGTGGCGTTCCACAAAAAGTTGGAAAAGAATTTGTCAAAGCCGATGAAGGCAAAAAAATGGCAAACGGTGGTTTGTATGCCAATATTCATGCAAAACAAGAGAGGATAGCCCATGGTTCAAAAGAACACATGAGAAAACCTGGCTCTAAAGGCGCTCCTACAAAAGATGCGTTTATTCAATCTGCTAAAACGGCTAAACACAAAGAGGGTGGACCATCTTTAGCTATAGGACGTGGTGAAAAGCTTTCAGTTGAGAAGGGAGCAGGTTTGACGGCCAAGGGTAGGGCAAAGTACAACAGAGAGACTGGGAGCCATTTAAAACCCCCACAACCACAAGGTGGCTCAAGAAAAGATTCTTTTTGTGCCAGGATGTCTGGTGTAGTAAAACATGCGTCTGGTGATGCCCCAAGAGCAAAAGCATCACTCAAGCGTTGGAACTGTCCAGGATGGTAAAAAATGTCATTTTCGGGAACCGTTAGTCAGACAGTTGTTAACACACAAACCGTCATCGATCATGCGGTGCGTCGGTGTGGAAAACTTGCTGAAGAAATATCTTCAGAACAACAAATAACGGCTAGGGAAAATTTATATTTTCTTTTGTCCCACATGATGAACCGCGGGATACAGTATTTTGCTGTCAACAAGGTTGTTATAGGCTTAAATGCCAACCAGTATGAGTACACCCTACCCAGTGGCGCAAACGACGCTCTAAACGTCTTATATCGCCAAATGGCACGGCCAAATGGTAGCTACACAACCAGTGCAAATGGTGTTGTGGCCAATATTTATGATGGCAACGTCAATACATATTGCCAGCAAACAACTGCAAATGGTAATTTCACGGTCAATTATGGTTCTACGGACCCACAATACATAGGATCAATTGGCATCATGCCTTATGTTTCTGGTGGTGGAAGTGCAACTTGGAGCTATTATTTGCAGGCATCCAGCGATGGAGCTACCTGGAATAACATTTATACAGCTACTGCTGTGACGGTAACTGATGGCCAGTGGATATGGCAAGACATTGATCCTGGTTTTAACGTCATTTACTATCGAATTCAAGCATTTAACAATACCACTTTGGCCTTGAGAGAGTGGTATTTGGGTAATAACAGCACAGAAATTCAAATGTCACGTTTAAATCGTGATGATTACACCAATTTACCCAACAAAAACTTTACTGCTAACCAACCTTTTCAATTTTGGTTTAATCGGACCATACCAAATCCAACTTTAGTCCTTTGGCCTGTGCCAAGTACATCATTTGTACAGATGACAGTGTGGTATTCAGCTTATATTGAAGATGTTGGAGCGCTTTATCAGCAATTGGCTTTACCCCAAAGGTGGTATGAGGCAACAATCTTTATGCTAGCTCACCGTATGAGCTTGGAGTTGCCCCAAATTGACCCAACACGAATTGCATATTTGGAAAAAATGGCGGATAAATTCCTTTACGACGTTGAGCAAGAAGAGAGGGACAAATCGCCAGAGTATTTCGCACCAAATATTAGCGTTTACACAAGTTAACCATGCCAATATTTCTAAATACGCTTGGAAATGCAACTTTATCAATTGCAATATGTGATCGTTGCAAGATGAAACGCGCCCATTCAGTAATGAGAAATGACCCAAATTTTCCAGGATTACGGGTTTGTAATGAAGGCTGTGCGGACCAAAAAGATCCATATCGCCTGGCGGCCCGTAAAACTGAACGCATCAACATTCGTTTTCCCAGGCCAGATACAAACATCAATGTGGTCCCAGATGCAATAATTTCTACTGGTTATGACCAGTGGGAGTTATCGCCTGAACAAAACACGCAAATACCTGAGAATAATGGTAATCTTGATACTTTAAGTCCTAGTCCACCACAGAATCAATAGCCATGGCAAATGTAACAATTACCCAATTACCAACCGCTGGTGCCTTAACGGGTAGTGAGGCTGTTCCTGTTGTACAAAACGGCGTAACAGTACAAACTACAACGGGGGCTATCCAAGCTACGCCTGCACTCAGTTCGTACACGTTTATTACTGTAGGAACCACGGCGCCTTTGGCCTCCAGCAGGTACTTGGCGGCAGGGACTGGTTTAAATTTAGTTGATAACGGTGCTCAATCAAGCATTCAAATATCTTTGAATGGTTCTTCAGCATCACTTGAATCTGTTGGATATGGAATGCTTGCCAAAAGCGGTGCAAATACCATTATCAACAGGACCATTTCAATTACGGGAAATGGTCTATCTATTGCCAATGGTGACGGAATATCAGGCAACCCGACAATATCTGTAAGCGGTGTATTGGCCAACTTTGCCAACACGTCTGGTACTGGCTTATTAACCATCAACGGTACAACTATTAGCCAGGCAACTCTGTCGGGCACCGCGGGTCAAATTACGGTTACAAACGCCAGTGGAATTGGTGGAAACCCTACGTTTTCATTAAATACTACGGGTGTTTCTGCTGGAACATACACAATTGCCACAGTTGCTGTTGATGTTTATGGGCGTGTAACTTCAGCGTCTAGCGCATCAACCACGGGTTCTGGTGCTGTAGTATTGCAGGCCAGCCCAACATTGACTGGCACTCCTATAGCGCCAACCGCATCAAATGGGACCAGCACAACACAAATTGCAACTACAGCATTTGTTGCCAATGCTATTTCTTCAGGCACTGGGGTAGTCAATTCATTCAGTGGTGGTTCAACGGGCTTAACGCCTGCTACAGCAACTTCTGGAGCAATTACCCTGGCAGGTACCTTGGCTGTTGCAAACGGCGGTACAGGGGTCACTACAAGCACGGGCGCTGGTAGTAATGTTTTAAGTCAAAGCCCCACATTTACTGGTGTTCCTGCGGCCCCTACAGCGGCATTGAATACCAATACCACCCAACTGGCCACAACAGCATTTGTATTGCAACAGGTTAGCTCATCAGGCGGTGGTACGGTCACTTCAATTACTGCTGGAACAGGTTTATCTGGCGGAACAATTACCAACGCTGGAACAATTGCAATAGCAAATACGGCGGTAACTGCTGGTGCATATGGTTCGGCCACACAAGTTGGCACGTTTACTGTTAATGCTCAAGGTCAATTGACTTTGGCTGGAAACACAACGGTAACCCCAGCCGTGGGCTCAATCACTGGTTTAGGCACCAATGTTGCCCTTGCTTTAGGAGTCAATGTAGGCACTGCTGGTGCTTTTGTGGTGAATGGTGGTGTTTTAGGAACCCCAAGTTCAGGCACATTAACAAATGTAACTGGGTTGCCGATTTCTACTGGTGTATCTGGTTTGGGAACTGGTGTAGCTACATTTTTGGCAACACCATCAAGTACCAACCTGGCGGCGGCTGTAACGGATGAAACGGGTACAGGCTCGCTTGTATTTGCAAATACTCCCACCCTGGTTAGCCCAATATTGGGAACGCCAACAAGTGGTACGTTGACAAATGCAACTGGGTTACCTTTGACTACAGGCGTCACGGGCACTTTGCCTGTAGGTAACGGTGGTACGGGTCAAACATCTTTAGCTGTAGGTGCTTTAGGGTATGGTGCAGGAACAAGCGCACATTCAACCCTGGCTATAGGTACTGCTGGCCAAGTCTTAACTGTTAATTCAGGTGCAACAGCGCCACAATGGTCTACTTTAAGTGGTGTGGCGGTTACTACCCTATCTTTTGGTTCAACTGGATTGACGCCTGCTACAGCCACTGCTGGAGCAATTACGGTGGCTGGAACGCTAGCTACGGCAAATGGTGGAACTGGAGTTACAACAACCCCAGCAAACGGTGCTTTATTGATTGGAAATGGGACTGGTTATACAAGTGCCACATTGACTCAAGGTAGCAATATAAGCATTACAAATGCCAGTGGTAGCATTACAATTGCATCAACATCCAACCAATCATCTGCATATGCATATTCTTGGTTCATTTCCTGATAAGGGTTAGAAATGCTAGTTTTAGACGCAACAACCAAATCAATTACAGTAGCGATGGCGGCAACCGCCACAACTACAAATCCAAGTTTTGTCACCGCTTATTCTGATGACACTGGAACTGCTTTTACTGAAGGTTCCAGCGATGGTGTTTTGAATGGTTCAACCCAGGTAACTTTGGTTGCGTCCCCCGCGGCATCAACAAGACGCCTGGTCAAAACCATTTACATAGAAAACAGCGACACTGTAGCAAATACAATTACTGTCACCTACAACAACAATGGTACTTTGAGAAACATTGTCAAAGTAACTTTGCAAGTTGGAGACACCTGGTCCACTGATGGCACTACTGACACAAACGGAAATTTGAAAACAATTCAAGGGTCCATAAATTTGGCCACTGGCGTGACTGGTATTTTGCCTATTGCAAACGGTGGTACGGCCACGGCTTATGGTGTAAATGGTGGAACTTTCTAATGAATGAAATTACAATGGTAAAAAGGATTTAATCATGGCACAAACAGGTTATACGCCCATATATCTCTACAACAGTGGAACAACCACTAACGTCCCTACCAACACCAATTTAGGTGCTGGTGAACTTGCAATTAACTACACCGATGGTAAATTGTTTTTTAAGAACAACAGTAATGTTGTAAAGGTAATGATGACCAACCCTGCTGGTTTGAACTATCCAACAACAGACGGAAGTAGTGGTCAGGCAATTCTTACAAACGGTAGTGGTACGCTAAGTTTTGGTGCCGCTGGTATATCAACGGGTAAATCTATCGCTATGGCGATGATCTTTGGATTCTAAGGAGTTTTAAATGGCAAATACAAACATAGTAGGCGTAACGCAAATTGTTGGCATAAGTGCCTATGTTACTCCTACGTCCATCACACAAGCGGCAAACAATGCTACATGGATTACAGACACAAGCACTGCTGTAACAGGGTTGACTCCTGCATCTGGGATTGTCAATCGTGTCACTAGCGTTGTGGCGTCAAATGTAACTTCTTCTGCGGCAACAGCAAGTTTGGCAATAGCCAATAATGCTACGTTTGCAAGTGGAACGCTGTATTACATTGCGTATCAAATTAGTATTCCACCAAACTCTTCAGTTATTTTGACTGATAAAACAACTTCGTTTTACATTACTTCTGGGCAGTCAGTTGGTGTAATTCCTGGTACAGCAAGTGCCATTAACTTCACCGCTACACTAGAGTCGATTACAGGCACAGTGCCCACCTAATTAGGAGCCTAACGTGGCATTAACGCATACTGGCGGTGTAATCAGTGCTCAATACAATGGGCTGAACTATCCTGTAACAACGGTAGAGTATCTTGTTGTCGCTGGGGGTGGTGGAGGTGGCAGAGAAACTGCCAGTCAAAATATTGGATGTGGTGGAGCAGGTGCTGGCGGTCTTCTTCAAGCCACAGGATATGCCATTACACTTGGATCAGCTATTACAGTTACCATTGGTGCTGGAGGAGTTGGAAGCGCATCGGGGGCAAATACATCGGGGGCTAATTCTCAAATTGTTGGAGGAACAACCATAACCGCAACAGGTGGTGGTTATGGTGGCTCAACTTATAATACAGCCGCAGGAACAGGTGGTTCTGGTGGTGGGGGTCTTTATCAGTTAAGTGGAGCATCAGGAACATCAGGTCAGGGTAACGCAGGTGGGGCGGGTACAACCTCAGCAAATTTTGGAGGCGGTGGTGGAGGTGGTTCAGGTTCTGTTGGATTAGCAGGAACAGGTAACGCTGGTGGCGGAGGAGGAACAGGCACAACTTCTTCAATAACAGGAAGTCCTGTTCAATATGCTGGAGGCGGTGGAGGCGGAGGTGCGGCTCCTACTAATGCAGGCCCTTTAGGATCTATTTTAGGTGGATTAGGTGTTGCTGGTGGTGGCACAGGAACTGGAAACGGAACAGCAGGTGGTTCTGGTTTAGCTAATACAGGCGGTGGCGGTGGAGGCGGTACCAGCCTTGCTGGAGGCGGTGGAGGCGGTGCAGGTGGTTCAGGCATCGTAGTCATCAGATATCCAGCATATCTATTACCAGCCACATCAACAACAGGCTCACCCACGTATTATCAAGCGGGCGGATATAACGTCTATGTCTTTAACGCATCAGGGACGATCACGTTTTAAATTATGGCATCAGGACTATTCACTCTCAAAAACCAACTTGTTGCACTGATCCAGAATGCTTGGTCAGGCACAAGCCCATCTAATGCACCTAAGTATTTGGAGTACCTTGTTGTAGCAGGCGGCGGTGGTGGTGGTAGTTATGGTAATGCTGGAAACGCTGGAGGTGGTGGAGGTGCAGGTGGATTGCTTCAAGGATTATTGCCTATTGTTTTAGGGCAATCATATACAGTTACCATTGGAGCCGCTGGTACAGCAGTATCTGCTGGTACAAATGCCACTGGTGGGAATGGTTTAAATTCTGTATTAGGAAATATAACTGCTATTGGTGGTGGAGGAGGTGGTACTTCTTACAACAATACAAATCAATATGGTCAAAATGGTGGATCAGGCGGTGGTTCTGGTTCCTACAATGTTAACTACCCATATAATATTGGTGGTCAAGGAACAAGTGGTCAAGGTAACGCAGGCGGTAATGGTTCTTACACAGCCAATGCGTATGGCGGCGGAGGTGGTGGGGGCGCTGGAACTATTGGTACTAGTGGAACAACAAGTGCTACTCCAACAGCAAACTATGCTGGAAATGGTGGAGCTGGCATTACATCTTCTATATCAGGAACAATAACTGCATACGCAGGTGGTGGTGGAGGTGGTTCTTACACTTCTGGCGGAAACACAGGCATAGGTGGTGTTGGGGGAGGTGGCGCAGGAAATTACAATGCAACTGCAACTTCAGGTTCTGTAAATTCTGGTGGTGGCGGAGGTGGTACTGGTTACGGAAATAGTCAAAGTTCAGGAGCAGGCGGTTCAGGCATTGTAATCGTTCGCTACAGAGGCAATGTAAGATTCTTCTCAGGCGGTACACTAAGCTACGACTCTGTAAACAATTACACAGTCCACACATTCTATGCTACAGGAACATTGGCTCCTTTGGCAACTCCTACTACATACGGAACAACTTCTTCATTGACTAAGTCATTGAGGTTTAGAAGTAGCAATAGCGCTTACTTGAGTAGAACACCAGCAACAACAACGAATAGAACTACTTGGACTTGGAGTGGATGGGTTAAAAGAGGGTCAATTGGAGGTTCACAAGTATTATTTGGTGCTGGACCTGATGGTAGTAATTACACCATATTTTACTTTAGCGGAACTGTTGTTGAAAGTTTAGAAATTTATAACTATACGGCTGGGTCTACGACAGGCTATGTTTATACAAGTTCTATATTTAAAGACCCAAGTGCTTGGTATCACATTGTTTTAGCAGTTGATACTACTCAAGCCACTTCAGCAGATAGAATAAAAATATATGTTAACAATGTTTTACAGCCAATGACAATTAGCACAGCATTCGCAAGTAGTTTAAATACTTTTGTAAATGCAAATAATTCACATAGATTAGGTTGCACACCAACAACATCAACTTTTTATGATGGATACATGGCAGAGGTTAATTTGATAGACGGTCAAGCCCTGACACCACAAGCATTTGGTCAATACGATTCCACAACAGGCGTATGGCAACCCATGACGTTTGTAGGCACATACGGTACTAACGGTTTCTATTTGCCATTCACCAACACAACATCTACAACCACATTGGGCTATGACTCAAGCGGTAACAGCAACAACTTTGCAACATCAGGTATTAGTCTAACCGCTGGGTCAACATACGATAGTATGAACGATGTGCCTACGTTGACAAGTGCAACTGCAAGTAATTATGCGGTGTTGAATCCCAATTACAAATCAGCCACTTTAACTGCTACTGCTAGTAACGGAAATTTGTTTTTTACTAGAACTGCAAGTTATGGGCCAATGCCTACCTCAATTACTATGTCATCTGGAAAATGGTATTGGGAATCTATTGTTCAGTCTAATACAACTGGAGTTACTTATGCTCCAGCCTTTGGACTTTCACCCATATCAAACATAGAAACTGCAGTTACAGTTTATAACGGTGATGGCACAAAAAATATTAATGGGGGGTCAAATTTATCATACGCTAGTTCTTTTACAACTGGGGATGTTATTGGTATGGCATTTGATGCTGATGCTGGTACTTTAACTGCTTATAAAAACAATACAAGTCAAGGCACTTTAGCAACTGGATTAACTTCAGGCCCCTATGTTCCTATTATTTATGATGGAACTGGGACTGGA